GAAAGGCCCCGCCCTGTGCTTCAGATCGACATGCTCCCGGTTGACCGGCTGGTTCCCTACATCCGCAACGCTCGGACCCACAGCGAGGATCAGATCGCCCAGATCGCGGCCTCGATCGCCGAGTTCGGCTTCACCAACCCGATCCTGATCGGCGAGGACGAAGTGATCATCGCAGGCCACGGCCGCCTGATGGCCGCCAAGGCGCTGGGCCTGACCGAAGTACCGGTGATCGTGCTGGACCATCTGACCGAGGCCCAGCGCCGGGCACTGGTGATCGCCGACAACCGTATCGCCGAAAACGCCGGTTGGGACGACGACCTGCTGCGGTCGGAACTGGTGGCGCTGCGCGAGGCGGATTTCGATCTGGACCTGATCGGCTTTGACGAGACCGAACTGGACGAGATCATGGCCGGGTTCGAGGGGTTCAGCATGGGCGGCAGCGACGGTGACGTCCGTGGCGAAGGCACCGGTGGCAACACGGCGGCCCCCACCCCGTCGGCGAACCTCGCAGAACGTTTCGGCATCCCGCCCTTCTCGGTCTTCGAGGCCCGCAAGGGCTGGTGGCAGGATCGAAAGCGCGCCTGGCTGGATCTGGGTATCCGCTCTGAACTCGGCCGCGGGGCTGCACCCGGCGGCGCGCCCCGCCCCCTCGATCGTGGCTGGTCGGGCGAAAAATCCTTCCCCGCCGTCCCCGGGATGGGCACCGCCGACCCCGCCCCGATCCACAGGGACATCGACCACTATCGCCACAAGGAGGGCAAGCGCACCCGGAAGGAGGCCGCCCATGGCTAAGGGCCCCGCCCGCACCTTCGGTCAAGACCTGATGCGTGGCGAGCATGTCGTCGGCGCTGGGCCCACCCCGCAACCGACCGCCCCGCAGAATGGCGGGGTAATGATGCCGTCCCACACCTCGGGCGACCCGTCCTTCTATGCCAAGAAGCGCGCCAAGGAGGCCGAGCTAGGCCGGGAACTGACCACCGAGGAATTCTTGGCCGACCATTATGCCGCCTCGGATGCCCCCACGGCCTCGGGCACGTCGATCTTCGACCCCGTCCTCTGCGAGATCGCCTATCGCTGGTTCTGTCCGCCGGGCGGCATCGTGTTGGACCCCTTCGCAGGCGGTTCTGTCCGCGGCATCGTCGCTGCCCGCCTTGGGCGGCCTTACGTCGGGATCGAACTGCGCGCCGAACAGGTGGCCGCGAACCAGGCGCAGGCCGATCTGGCGGGCGACCCGGCCCCGCGCTGGATCGCCGGAGATTCCCGCGATCTGGCCCGCCTGGCTGCTGGCATCGAGGCCGATCTGGTGTTCAGCTGCCCGCCCTACTGGAACCTCGAACGCTATTCCGATGACCCCTCGGACCTTTCCACCATGCCGCTGGCTGACTTCTTGAAAGTCCAGGGCGAGATCATCGCCCAGGCTGTCGCCCGCCTGCGGCCGAACCGCTTCGCCGTCTGGGTGATCGGCGACGTCCGCGATGCCGACGGCTTCTTCGTCAACTTACCCGGCCTGACGGTCGAAGCCTTCGAGGCCGCAGGCGCCCGGTTCTACAACGACGCGATCCTCGTCACCGCTGTAGGCTCGCTGCCGATCAGGGTCGGCCGCCAGTTCACTGCCGCCCGAAAGCTCGGCCGGACCCACCAGAACGTGCTGGTGTTCTGCAAGGGCGATCCGCGCAAAGCGACCGAGGCCTGCGGGCCGGTGGAGTTCGGCGAAATCGAAGGGCCGGACACCGACGACGAGGCCGATCCGGAGGACGACCAATGATCGCCCCGATCCTTGAGATGCACCACGGCATCGCCGTTGTCCGCGATGATCTTTTCCCCGGCGGCACCAAGGCCCGCTTCATCGCGCAGGTCTTCGACGGGGTGCAGGAAGCCGTCTATGCCAGCCCGCCCGAAGGCGGCGCCCAGACAGCGATCGCTACTGTCGCCCGGCGCCTCGGCAAGCGCGCTACGATCTTCGTCGCCGCCCGCACCCGGCCGCATCCCCGCACGCTAGAGGCCGCCCGCCTCGGTGCCAAGGTGGTGCCGATCAGCCCGGGCTATCTGTCGGTCGTGCAATCCCGCGCCCGCGAATACTGCCGCAACACCGGCGCCAGCCTCATCCCCTTCGGCGCCGAAATCCCCGGCGCGGTCGAAGCGATCGCCGCCGCCGCGCGCCTGGCCGCCTTTGAGCCCGAAGAGGTCTGGTGCGCCGCCGGGTCCGGCGTCCTCGCCCGCGGCCTCGCCGCCGCCTGGCCCAAAGCCCGCCGCCATGTCGTCCAGATCGGCCGCGAACTCACCCCGCGCGAGGTTTCCGGAGCCACGATCCACGTGCACCCTCGCAAGTTCAGCGACCGCGCCGCCCTGGGCGCCCCCTTCCCGGCGGACCCGCACTACGATGCGAAGGCTTGGGAGTTGTGCCTTGCAAAGCGCGGGGCGGGGCGGGTGTTGTTCTGGAACGTGGCGCCGCTGGCGAGGGGTTAGTGCCCAAGGCTTGAAACACGAGGTGGGCATGCCTAACCTTCGGAGGTGAGATCAGGAGTGGCGCAGAATGAAACGCATCAGGAAGAACGACGACGGCACAGAAACAGAATTCCGCCTATTGGAATTCGATAACAACGGACCAATCAGAGCAGAAATCGCTGTGGCGTCCTTGGATGAGTTGCGTGAACTTCGGCGGCTGAACAAACTCATTTCCGTCAGAATGATCGAAGTCCCGCCTGCGGGTTCGACCTTGGGTCGACAGCCACAGCGCAATCTGGCTCCCTGGGCAGAGATCACTGATTTCACATGGTAAGAAGGAATACTGGGATGTTTGATATCGAGGGAGTAGCTCGTGCTATTGTCGAGAGCGCTCATTTTTCTAAGGCCCGAACTGAATGCAAAATCGACATCTCAACCTGCACGGCTGAGCAGGTGAAGGAGCTATTTGACTCGGTGATCGAAAAGCAGACCGAGTACGCCGTTCGAGTTCGCGGCGTTCGATCCGACTGGAGTTGCTTCCAAAAGCTCGGTTTGAAGCTCGAGACCGCCAACTCGGGTAGCTATAAGAAGATACCAATCGTTCTGTCTCCGACCATCGACTTTGACAGCGTCGAGTTTGTTGTCGAACCGGCGTGATCGCGCTTTGCGCGGTTAGTGCAGCAATTCTCCCAGCCCCATCGCCTCGAACGCCGCCTTCAGCCCTGGATCGAAGCCGGGATCGATCCGGGCCGGGCCGTGACCATGATCCCGGTTCCAGCGATCGATCTCGCGCAGGGCGGCGGCGAATTCCTCGTCGGTGTCGCAGATGGTGCGGGTAACATCGCCTTCGGCGAAGTTCAGGATCGTGCGCTCCGCGGGTGAGGCCCATGTTCCAAACCATGACGCATCCTGTGCGGTGTCAACCTGCGCCCAACCCCGGGCGCAGGAGCAAAGGTCGAAGTCGTAGCGATAGCGGTCGCCGGGTTCGAAGCTGCGGATGATTTTCATGCCCGGCCCTCCCGGGCTTCGATGGCCAGCACCGCAAGGTCGCGGTAGCGGGCCAGTGCCTTGGGGCTGGACGAAACCGGGTTGATCGGGATGGCGCGCAGGCCGGTGGCATCGGCCTTCCCGGCCAATTCCACCAGCGAGGCCAGCTTGGCCCGGAAGCGGGCATGGGTAGGGGCGGAGAAATCGGGCGGAGGGGGCAATTCGCCCTGCCGGGCCTTGGCTTCGATGTCGGCATCACGGCGACGACGCGGGGCGCTGGGCGCCGTGGCGGGCTCGGTTTCTGCAATCGGAGCCAATTCAGCGGACGGTTCCGGCGCGACCGGAGGCAGCACCGGTTTTGCCGGAATGTCCGGCTCGCAGGCGTCAATCTCCGCCACCAGCCGCCCTTCGGCGGTCTCGAAGCCCGGGGCGGTCAGGATCGCCTTGATCGCTCTCGGCGCGCGATTGGCGCCGATCTTGGCGGCCAGCAGGCGTTCGAACCGTTCGGCAGCCGCGGCCACGCTGGCGCTGCGGCCCAAGGGCACCTCGCTCAGGCGCTGGGCGAGGCGGTTGATCTGGACGGCGGAGAGGTTGGTGAACATCGGGGCCTCCTTCAGGCGTTCTTGATGTGGGCGGAGCGGCCTTCGGCGGTGACGGCGTAGATCATCGTGCGGCTGTCGCCGAAGGTCGCGGCGAAGGCCTCGGCCTGATCGATCCGGTCGAACCGAGCGCGAATGCGGGTTGCGGGTTTCGACCCGCGGCAAGCGATGAAATGGTCGGCGGCGGCGAGGCAATTGGACTCAAAGCCGGTCATCGGGGCGGTCCTGGCGGGCATCGGAAACCTCCGTTTCAGGGTGTCGCAGACATTGCCGAGACCGCCAGAAGAGCAAGCCCAAATCACTGACTTAATTGGAGAATATCGCAAGATGGGGCTGTCGCGGCGTGCCTATGCGGCCTTACGCGGGGTGCATGAAAGCGCCGTGCGCAAGGCCATCGCCACGGGGCGGATCACGCTTGAGGCCGACGGCACGATCGACGCCGCCAAGGCCGACGCGATGTGGGATGCCTCGACCGATCCGGCCAAACAGCGCGGCGCCCATGCCCGGGATCTGGGGCGCGGCACGGCGGCGGCGACGCGGGCAGTCGCGGGCACGAAGCCGGTGCCACGGCAGGCATTCGCGGCCGTGGCCGAGACGCTCACCGAAGCCGGAGCAGACCCGGGCGCCGCGGCGGGTGACGGCGGCGAGGTCTCCTTCGTCAAGGCGCGGATGGCGAATGAAGTGCTCAAAGCCCAGACCGCCCGGGTGCGGTTGCAGAAGATGAAGGGCGAGGTCGTCGATCGCGCCCGCGCCACGGCGATGGTCTTCGATCTGGCGCGGCGCGAACGCGATGCCTGGCTGAACTGGCCACCGCGTGTGGCGGCCGACATCGCCGCCGAACTCGGGGCCGAGCCCCATGCCGTGGAGCAGGTGCTGATGCGCTACCTGCGGCGCCATTTGGCGGAAATGTCGGAGGTCAAAGTTGAACTTCGCTAGCTTCGAGGGGGCAGAGGATATTGCCGTCGCTTGGGCGCGGGGTCTCGCGCCCGATCCGGCGCAGACCGTGGCAGAATGGGCCGACCGGCACCGCATCCTGTCCTCGCGGGCGGCGTCCGAGGCCGGGCCCTATCGCACCAGCCGGACGCCCTACCTCAAGGCGATCATGGAGGCCCTGTCGCCGAACAACCCGGCCCAGCGGGTCGTCTTCATGAAATCCGCCCAGGTTGGCGCGACCGAGGCCGGGAACAACTGGATCGGCTTCTGCATTCACCGCGCCCCGGGGCCGATCCTAGCGGTCCAGCCGACCACCGATCTGGCCAAGCGCCTGAGCCAGCAGCGGATCGAACCGCTGATCGAGGAAAGCCCCGATCTGCGGGCCCTCGTCCTGCCCGCCCGGTCGCGCGACGCCGGAAACACGGTGTTGGCCAAACGCTTCCCGGGCGGCCAGCTGGTGTTGACCGGCGCGAATTCGGCCGTGGGCCTGCGGTCGATGCCCGCACGCTGGCTCTTTCTGGACGAGGTCGACGCCTATCCGGGCGATCTTGAGGGCGAGGGCGATCCGGTGGCGCTGGCCGAGGCCCGCACTAACAGCTTTGGCCACCGCAAGAAAATCTTCCTGGCCTCGACACCTACGATCAAGGGCCTCAGCCGGATCGAGCGGGAGTTCGAAGTGACCGACCAGCGCCGCTATCACGTCCCCTGCCCGCATTGCGGCGGGCTGCAATGGCTGAAGTTCGAACGGCTGCGCTGGGAGAAGGGGCGGCCAGAGACGGCCGCCTATCTCTGCGAACACTGCGAGGCTCCGATCGCAGAACGGCACAAGACGTGGATGATGGACGAGGAGAACGGGGCCGATTGGCTGCCGACCGCCGCTCCGGACGTGCAGGCCTCGGCCGAAACTGCGGGTGTGATCGGGTTCCACATCTCGGGGCTCTATTCCCCGCTCGGGTGGCTATCGTGGGAAGAAATAGCCCGGCGCTGGGATCAGGCACAGGGGAACGACTCCGCCCTGAAAACCGTCAAGAACACTGTCCTCGGCGAAACCTGGGCGGAACGCGGCGAGGCGCCGGACTGGCAGCGGCTTTATGAACGGCGCGAGGATTGGCAGTCGGTCCGGGCGGCTGCGGGTGTGCTGATCCTGACGGCCGGGATCGATGTCCAGCGCGACCGGATCGAGATCGACGTTTGGGGTTGGGGCCGGAACCTGCGCTCCTGGCTGGTCGATCACGTTGTCCTTGAGGGCGATACCGCCCGGACCGAAGTCTGGGCCGATCTGAACGAGTTCCTCGGAATGACATGGGAACACGCCTCGGGTGCCCGGATGGCGCTGGCGCGGGTGGCAATCGACTCCGGCGACGGGGCCACGACCGACGCTGTCTATGCATGGGTGCGCCAGGCGGGCCACGGGCAGGTGATCGCGATCAAGGGCGTGGCCGGGTTTGATCGGTCCACCCCGGTCGATGGTCCCACCTATGTGGAAACGACCGAAGGGGGCCGGAAGCTCCGGCGCGGGGTCCGGCTCTGGAAGGTCGCCGGGGCCGTGTTTAAGGCCGAGACCTACCGTTTCCTGCGCCTCGCCGCGCCCACCGACGAGGAGCGGGCCGCCGGGGCCGACTGGCCCGCAGGCTTTGTCCACATCCCGAAGGGCACCACGGCCGAATGGGTCAAGCAGCTGACCTCGGAACAGCTCGTCACCCGCAAAACCCGCACCGGCTACCAGAAGCTGGAATGGGAACAGACCCGGGAACGCAACGAGGCCCTCGATTGCCGCGTCTATGCCCGCGCCGCAGCCTGGCTGATGGGGATCGATCGCTGGGACAATGCGCGCTGGGAAGCGCTTGAGGAACAGATCGGGCCTGCGCGCCCGGCAACCACCCCGGCCGGTCAACCCGACCGACCGCAACCGCAATCTGCCCCGAAGCGGCCGACCGGCTGGCTTGGGCCCCGACGTGGAAAATGGCTCTGATGTCCTTCTCGCAAGCTGAACTTGATGCTCTGCGCCGCGCCTATGCTGCCGGGGCGCTGGTGGTGGAATATGACGGGCGGCGGCTGACCTATGGCAATGCGGCCGACCTCTTGGCCCGCATCCGCTTCATTGAAGGGCAGATGGCCGCCAGTTCCGGCGGGTCGCGCCCGGTGGCGGGCAAGGCCAGCTTCAGCCGGGGCCGCACATGAAGCCCACCCGGCCAGATGTGCCCTGGGGCGTGATCGACCGGATCGTGGCCACCGTTGCGCCCAGAACCGCGGCTCGGCGCTATGCGGCCCGGGTGGCGATCGCAAACCTGCGGCGGGGCTATGATGCCGCCGCCCGCGGGCGCGGCACGGATGGCTGGCGCGCTGGCAGCACCGCGGCAGATGCCGAAATCGCCGTCGCAGGCGGCGCCTTGCGCGACCGGATGCGCGATCTGGTCCGCAATGATCCCCTCGCGGCAAAGGCCGTGCAGATTCTGGTCTCGAACATCGTCGGCACGGGCATTCGGCCCCGGGCCGCCGCGGCCGATCCCGCGCTGAACAAGCTCGCCGATGATCTTTGGAAGCGCTGGGCGCCGCGGGCCGATGCCGATGGGCATACCGACTTCCACGGCCTGACCGCCTTGGCCGTACGCGAGATGATCGAAGGCGGTGAAGTCTTTGCCCTGCGCCGCCGCCGCCGGGCCAGTGACCGCCTCGCCGCGCCGGTGCAGATCCAGCTTAACGAGGCCGACCACCTCGATGGCGCCAAGTTTGACAACCGGCCCGATGGCAGGCGGATCGTCCAGGGCATCGAATACGACGCGCTGGGCCGTCGCCGGGGGTATTGGATGTTCCCCGACCATCCGGGCGATGCGATGCCGGTCTTTGGGCGGCGGTTTGAATCGCTGCGGCTCGGCGCGGAGGGCGTGGCGCATCTTTTCGAACGCCAGCGGGTGCAGAACCGCGGCGTGCCCTGGGGCGTGCCTGCAATGCGGGCGCTCCGAGAACTTGGCGACTGGCAAACGGCCGAACTGGTGCGCAAGAAGATCGAGGCCTCGATGGTGGGCTTCGTCTTTGGCGCGGATGAGGACCAGCAATCCATGGCGCCGGTGGTGCAGGATGCAGACGGAAACCGGATCGAGCAGTTCGAACCCGGGCTGATCGGCTATGTCCGCAACGGCAAGGACATCAAGTTCAACACGCCCGCCTCAACCTCGGGCATCTACGAATGGAACCGGGTGCAGCAGCATATCATCTCGGCCGGGTTCCGCGTGCCCTACGAGCTGATGACTGGCGATCTCAGTCAGGTGAACTTCGCCTCCTCCCGCGTGGGTCTGCACGAGTTCCGGCGCATGGTCGAAGCGGTGCAATGGCAGGTGGTGATCCCGATGTTCTGCCAGCGCATCTGGGATTGGGTAATGGAGGCCGCCTGGACGGCCGGTGCCTTGCCCCAGCCCGAGATCGCTGTCGAATGGGCACCGCCCCGGTTCGAAAGCGTCAATCCCCTTCAGGACGTCACCGCCGATCTGATGGAGGTCCGCGCGGGGTTCTCCACCCCGGCCCAGCAGATTGCCCGGCGCGGCTATGACCCGCGCGAGGTCGTCGAGGAATGGCAGAAGTACGCCGCCCTCTTTGATCAGCTGGGCCTGATCTTCGACGCCGATCCCCGCCGTGTCAGCCGCGCGGGTCTGGCGCAAGCCGTGGACGCGACCGACCGCGACCCGCCCCCCGACGAAAGGTAAGCCCAATGCCCCCTGAAACCCGAAACCTCCCGCTGATCACGCGGGAGGCCTCGCTTCGGCTTGTCCGTGGCGAGGGCAACGACATGACGATCGATGTGATCTGGACGACCGGCGCCACCGTGCAGAGGCGGCGCTATGAGGGCTGGGATGATGTCGTCGAGTACGACGAGGAACTGGTCGTCACGCCGGGCGCCGTTCGGATGGACCGCCTGAACGCTGGCGCGCCGTTTCTGGACTCGCACCGCTCCTGGGGCTTGGAATCCGTGGTTGGCGCCGTTTTGCCCGGCACGGCCCGCATCGAAGGCGGCCAGGGCTTTGCACGGGTTCGGCTGACCTCGGCACCGGATGCCGCGCCGATCGTGCAGCGGATCATGGATGGCACGGTCTCGGCCGTGTCCGTCGGCTACCGCGTCCACCGCTACGACATCACCAAAGCCCAAGGGCAGCGTGAACTTTGGCGCGCCGTCGACTGGGAGCCGATGGAAATCTCCGCCGTCGCCATGCCCGCCGATCCTGGCGCGCATATCCGCGGCGCCGATGCGGCGACCGGCGCCGCCCGAAACGAAACCCTTACCCCCTGCCTCCTCACCCGGGCCGATGCGCCCGCCCTTTCCCCGAACCAGACGAGGACCACCATGCCCGAGACCCAAACGCCTGAAGCCGACGCGGCCGTGGAAACCCGCGCCGCGCCGCCGTCGCCCGTCGCCCCGGCGGCCGATCCGTCGACCGATGCGATCCGCATCGAGGCGAACCGTTCCGCGGCCGAGGTGCTGGCGCTCTGCGAACGCCACGCGCTAGGCGCGGGCTTTGCCGCCGATCTGATCCGCCGCGGCCTCTCGCTCGACGCCGCGCGGGCCGCGATCCTCGATAAACTGGCCGAAGCCGATGCACCGGCGGCCCGGGGATCGGAACCTGTGGCCGCAACCGCCCGCGGCACCGGCGCGGCCGATGCAGCCTACCGCGACGCCATGTCCGAGGCCCTGCTGCACCGCCACAACCCCGGCCGGGCGCAACTGACCGATCGCGCCCGCGAGTTCCGCGGTCTGACCCTCCTCGAACTGGCCCGCCACGCGCTTGACCGGCGCGGCCTCGCCACCCGCGGCTTGTCGAAGATGGAACTCGCAACCGAGGCCCTGATCGGCCGCTCGGGCCTGCATTCGACCAGCGACTTCCCCCTGATCTTGGCCAATGTCGCGAACAAGACTCTGCGCGCGGCCTATGACACCACGCCCCGCACCTTCACCGCCTGGGCGCGGCAGGCCGTGATCACCGACTTCAAGCCCGTGGCCCGCAACCAGCTGGGCGGCGCGCCTGACCTGCTACGCGTGCTGGAATCGGGCGAGTTCACCTATGGCACCATCGGGGAAAGCCGCGAGGTCTATGCGCTCGTAACCTATGGCCGGATCGTGGGCATCACCCGCCAGACCCTGATCAACGACGACCTCGACGCCTTCACCCGCATCCCCTCGGCCTTCGGCGCCGCCGCCGCCGATCTGGAAAGCGATCTCGTCTATTCGATCTTCTCGACGAACCCCAACATGGCCGACGGCAACCCGCTCTTCCACGCCTCCCACGCCAACCTCGGCACCGCCGGAGCCATCTCGGAAACCACCCTCGCCGAAGCTTACCGCCTCTTCGGCAACCAGCGCGGGCTGGAAGGCCGCCAGATCAGCGTTCTGCCCCGTTACATCATTACGCCGCCCGGCGTGCGGTCGGTTGAGGCGCGGAAGAACGTCACCGCCACCACCCCGAACGCGGTCGCTGGGGTCAATGCCTTCGCCAACCGGCTGGAACCGATCGAAGAGGCCCGCCTGATCCCTGCAGCGGGGCCGGACCCTTGGTTCCTCGCCGCCGATCCATCGCGGATCGACACGATCGAGTTCGCCTATCTCGAGGGCCAGCAGGGCGTCTACACCGAGACCCGCTCGGGCTTCGAGGTGGACGGCATCGAGATCAAGGCCCGCCACGACTTCGCCGCCAAGGCCATCGATTGGCGCGGCCTCTTCCGCAACGCGGGCGTGTAGCGTTTGTGTTGGCTCACGGCTGCAACCTGTTGACCGAATCAAGGCCATCCAGCAGTTTTTCGGAAGAAGGGTAAGACTATGTGGTTTGGATGGGAGACCCGTAAGTGGAGTTGTTCTTTACGTTCATTTTCTTCATGCTCGGGGTCGGCACTTTCCTTGCAGGCGTGATTGCTCTCTTCCACTTGGAGGTTATTGCTGCGGTGATAGCGATGGCGATAGGTTGGGGCATCTGCTATTTCGTCGTTTACCTCACATCATGAGATTTATTGGTCTTGTTCCCAATAATTAGAGGGATCGGCCAAACATACGAACGGACTCTCTCACAATAGGGGCGGTCAATCGACCGCCCCATTGTCATTCCATCAAGAGGACCAGGGACATGAAGAACTTCATCGCCAATGGCGAAACCATCAACATCACCGCCGCCGCCGTCATCGCCTCCGGTCAGGGCGTGCTGGTCGGCAGCATCTTCGGCGTGGCGGAGGGGGCGGCGGCGATCGGCGAAACCGCCGTCATCCGGCTGGTGGGCGTGTTCTCACTGCCGAAGGCGCCCTCGCAGGCCTGGACGGTCGGTCAGACGATATACTGGGACGCGGCCAACAGCCGGACGACCAACGTCTTGACCGGCAACACCCGGATCGGCATCGCCACGCAGGCGGTGGCGGGCGGCGCGGGCGACACGACCGGCATCGTGCGCCTGAACGGGGGCGCGACCTGAAATGTCGGCCTTCGCCAACGCCACGGCCGCCCTGTTCCGCGATCCGAACCTCGCACAAGATGCGCTATGGCGATCGGGCGGGGCTGGCGCGCCGGTCGCCGTCCGCATCATGCTGCGGCGGCCGGATGCGGTGACCGGCTTTGGCGAAGGCCGCTTCGTCACTGACAGCGTGATGATCGATGTCGAATGCACCGCGCTGGGCACACTTGCGCCGGGCGACACGTTCGAGATCGTGGGTGTGATCTACGAGGTACGGGGCGAACCTCTGCGCGACGCCCAGCGTCACGTCTGGAAGGCCGAGGCGCGGGAGGTATGAAGTTCGGCGCCACCATCGACGGCGATCTGGCAGCCATCGCCACCGAAATCCTGCAAGAGGCCGAAGCTGCCGTCACCCGCGGGGTCTTTGCCGCCGGGCGGGGCCTCCGCGACGACTGGCGCGGGCAGGTTCGGGCATCGGGGCTCGGCACCCGTCTTGCCAACTCTGTCCGGCAGGCCGACTTCCCGCGATCGGGGAGCAGCCTCCGCGCCGCCAGCCTCGTCTGGACCAAGGCGCCCGACATCCTGCACGCCTTCGACGGCGGCGTGTTGATACGCGGCAAGGACGGCCTCTGGCTGGCGATCCCCTTGCCCGCCGCAGGCCTCACCGGCCTCGGCCGCCAGCGCATCACGCCTTGGCGGTGGGAACAGCGCACCGGCATGCGTCTGCGCTTCGTCTATCGCCGAAACGGGCCGAGCCTGCTGGTTGCCGATGATGCGCGGCTGAACAGCCGGGGGCTTGCCGCAGCAAAGGGCGGCCGACGGCGGCGGGATGGCATCCTGACCGGCGCGCAAACGGTGCCGGTGTTCCTGCTCGTCAGACAGGTGAAAATGCCGAAGAAGCTGAACCTCGATGGGCTGGCGCGGGAAGCAACGGCCCGACTGCCGGGGGCGATCTTGGGGGCGTGGAAGGGGTGAGAGACCATTCGTTGGGAGTATTTCAACCATCTCCCGAGCTGTCTTTGAGGCCCAAGAGATCAGAAAGTGGGTGTTAGAGTCAGGACCCATAAATCCGCTTGAGCGATGGCGTGCGGCATGATTCAAACTCCCAACTTGGGGAGGGATCATGAGCGACCTTTACTGGCTGACGGACGAGCAGATGGAGCGGCTTAGGCCGTT